AGCATGGGTGGAAATCTTCTGCCAAGCATAGCCCGACATCATCTCAATAGTGGAGTTACCCCTTGTGTCTTTTGCAACGATCACAAAAGAGTCGGCAAATCTAGCGACAGAGTATTTAGCACCGCATCCTGTTTGGCTAAACGTGCCAGGCACTCGTTGGAAAGGGAAAGTCGTGATGCCAGCAATCACGTTGCCCACATCTGTCCAAACCTCGGTGGTGGTCTCACCCATCAAATAAACTTGTCTGCGGTCTGCAATCAGCGTCACAAGCAAGTCTGATGAGCCATCAGAAGTGCCGTAAAGCGCTTGAGTGGATAGTCTTGAGCCTAGATCAGTACAAGCCCAATTCTGTGAGTTTGGCTCGTTATAGATGTTGTAGTTGTCGATCACATCCACCACAGTAGCGCCTTGCCACGGGCCATCGGTGCTTGGTAGCGTTGTGAAAGTGTTAGTCGAGACAACCCATGTGTAGCGGTTTGGCCCGTCCACAATGTAGGCAATTAAACCATCAGCGGTGGTGATGTTGTCAGAAATAGAGACTTGACCCGTTGAAGTGGTCAAAGTGCCAATCTGAGTCGCCACCATTGAAGTGTTGACTTGATAAACAATGCTTCCCGCCACCGCAACAAGGATTTGCTCACCCGACATGGTGTGAAGCCCACGAACTTCAAATTGGGCTAATTGGGTTCTTAGCGTAAGACCTGGCGTTGGATACAGTGCCACAATCCCTCGCTCACCAGGCTGTTTGGTAGGATCAATCTCAGCAAAGAAATTGATGCACTCCTGATCGTCTTGGTAGATTGATGGGGCAGTGTAGGATGTGCCAACAAAGCCAAAGTCTGCCATTATCTAAAGCCCCCGTCCATGATAAAGCCAGCGTCTTTAGCACGACCCACCATCAGACTGTCAGGGTATCTTGCAATCTGTACAGGGCGCATATTGGTGCGCTTGATCGTTGCCTTGCCTTGTGCAGCGTATGCGTTGATCAATCCAATCTGAACTTGATTAACTTTGCCAAACATGGGCAACAGTCTCTCAGCCAAGCACCACCGCAAAGCCATGTTGTAACCCTGTGGGAGTTGGATGGTGTCGTTCAGGCTGTTAAATTCCCTAAAGATTGTCTGCGTGAACAAGTGCAACTCACCCTGAGATGGGTTGGGATAAACATAGATTGTCCCCAACAACTCTGAGGGTTGGTAGTAAATACCCTTTGCCCAAGGCCCACTCAATTGCTTAATACCAATTGATTCGTATTCTTCAAGGCTGAAGATCGTCAAAGGATAGTCTAAGTAACCACCCGCAATGTTTGAGCCGCCTTGCATGGTAGCCACACGAACAAAGCCCGATTCAATCGTTAAAGGACGCTCATAGTAGGCTGTAATCGTTGTGCTAGACGTTGTTTGGCTTGGACTGACAGTGTATGTGCCGCCCTCGTTAACGTTGCCTCCAGCGCCCGTTAGGAACGCCACAATCCGTGTTCCCGCAGTAATGCCTGTGCCACTCAAAGTCATTCCAATATTGACACCACCCGCAGTCACTCCATTAGCGGGGATTGTCAAAGTTGTTCCTGAAATTGAGCCTGTAAAGGTTGCGCCCATTTGACCGCTTGGGCCAATGGTGTATTGAACTTGATTTTGTGTCGTCTGAAAGATGATTTCAGAACGATAGAAAACCATCATGTTCTCATTCGACCATTGTGCCAACATATCGTTGAGCATATCTAGGCCATCTTGCGCCTCATCAGCAGTTGGCACTTCACCAGCGGCAATAGCGCCAATGTCCTTCATGGCTCTGGTGATAATGTCAATTGGCTGTGTCATTTTCTATCCTTAAACCGCCCAAGGCAATGCGGGTTCAGCGGCTTTTTCAGCCAATCGGCGAGCGATTTGATCAGCCACTTGTGCTTCGCCCTCGTCTTTAAGATGCTTGGTAACTGATTGCTCAACATCATTTTGGTCAGTCCAAATAAATGTTTGAGGGGCAAAGCACCAATCAAGCACTTGCTGTTCAGTCAATTGTTCGTAAGGAACAAAACTGTCTCCACGAACCAGATCACGGCTGTAAGCAGCAGACGCTGAGTTGTTGCCATCAGTGCCAGTTACTGTCAAGTCAACCTTGACAACCAAATTGTCTTGTGCAACTTGAACCTTGTTAATTACCCATTTGTATTCCATGATTGTTCCTTATACAAAATATGTTGCTGAAAATGTAATTGTTCCAGTGGCTGCAATTGCTCCAGCAGAAGTTACGTTTGTAGTTGTGCAAATAATGGCGGCAAAAGCATTTATGGCAGCGTTAGTAGCGTTTCCATGTCCTGCCGTTCCAGATGTAAAAGGTAAATTGGTTGTTATAATTCCTGCGGCAGTTACCGCAACGCTTGTTGCGCCTGTAACAGTACCACTTATTCTAACTTCACGACCTACACGGGTGTATTTACCTGTTGAACTAAAAGCACCGACAACAGTAAGCCCACTCCCTTGGTTTGGCGTCCAAGTACCATCTTCATACCAGTTTAACAACTGACTAGTCATTCCTGCTGCGGGGCTGTTAGCAGTAAAGTTGATGCCTTTAGCGGCTGTGCTTGGAACAATATTACCAGGCAATGTAAGTTCAGTAGTGTTCAATGTCATCAATGTAGTTTTTGATGATGCTCCCGATTGTTGCAACCATGTAAAAGAATAGTATGGTGTGCCAGAACCAGTGTTCCAAAAATTAACTTCAGAAAAACCCCCACTAGCGTTATAGCTAAGAACGCCTCCAGCTTGTTGAGTTGGGTATGTTCCGTTATTGTTTCCTGTAAACACTAACGCAGAAGTAACACCAGTGCTTGTAATTGTTGCTGCGCTCATAGCTCGACCAGCAGTCAAATTAGCAACAGACACTTGCTTGGTTGTGCTACTTTGAACAATAGGCAAAACTTCAGTACCCGCAAGTGGGGTAGTAGATGCCGTTAGTGCGGAAATTTTTAAATCAGCCATGTTTGTTCCTTATATCAAATTAAGTAATATTTATTTTGCGTTGCGTTATAAATAAACGTGAATTTAGAGTTTGCTGCAAGAGTTGTCGGAAGAAGACTAGTGTTTCCAGTAGTTATCCCAGTCCAATCTACAGTCGTAATTATTTGTGTTGTTGAAATCGTCCATGTTTGCCCGTTAGTTGGAACAAACGAGCCTAAGAAAGACATATTTGCAGTAGCAATTGTTCCAGTTGGTTCCCAAATAATTATGCCAGTATTGGGGTTTATTTGAAAATTAAATGTTGTTGTGGGAGCCAAATATTGAATTTGGCTAGTATTGCGTTCTGTTGGTGTAGACGCAACTGAAGAACAATCACCAACAAGAGATACGTTTCTCATGCTGAAATTATTGCTACTTCCATCATAAATTGTTTCAATTTTATTGATGCAACTACTAACGCCTGGGCCAACTATGGAAAACTTTTGCCCCGTTGATGTGGCAAATGGATTTGCAACTGTACAAATAAAATTGGGGTTTATTACAACAGTTGAAGCAAATGGTTTGATACAAGCATTAATTTTTAATGATTGAGTTGCGTCAAGATTAAGTTGGGGCGTGATGATAGTCTGAGCAAATCCAGTTAAAAGAAACCAGCAATTTTGTGGAATTGTGCTTGCCCAAAAATATTCAGTAGTCGGGGTGATAAAAGTTGAGTTTTGACCAGATGACGAATAAGCGCCATCAGACACCAATCTAGCAAATGTGTTTCCACCGCCATTGTCAATTAACGCCATACCATTGCATTGCGTTAAGAACAAATCAAAAACACTGTAGCCAGCAACTGTTTCAACAGCAGGGCCACTTGTGGTTTCAGATTGAATAGTAAACGAGCATTGAAAAACTATTGAGTTGGGAAGCATCCCAAGTGCGCCATAAGTATCTTGAGCGCAGTAATCAAATTTAGAGTTCCAAATAGCATATGGGCTTAACGCTATAAAATACACTGCTGGCACACTTGAACCAACAACACCCCTAACAGTAAATCCTGAAAGATTAAGGTTTTTTACTTGATTTGGGTTAGTTGTTGCATTTGAAACAACATAAATTGCTGGAGTGCTAGTAAGTTTTTGTTGAAAAATTACAGCGCTTTTATTTGAGCCAATTAAACTTACACCATCTTTAATTTCAAGACCATTTAAAAGATAAGTGCCAGGCGGCACATTAACCTGAACATCCCCTAAAGTACCTTGAGCATTTGTAAATGCAGCAGTGCTATCCAAAACACCAGTAGGGTCAGCGCCATAGTCCAAAACATTAACAACTTGACGCAACTTGGCTTGCACATTGGTTGCCACAGCGCCAGTGCCAGCGGGAGTGTAACTTACCAAAGAAGCATCTGTATTAAATTGGCTTGTGATGTTGTCATAAGTGCCAATCAAAACATCGGTACTGTTTTTAAGCGTAAATTTGTAAGTAGTTCCAACAGTTACCCAAATTTCACCGCCTGGCACACGACCAGAAGAATCCAAAATAATCGGATTTGCGTGAGCAATAGAACCCGCAGATGTTGTGTAAGTTGCCGCAGGTGTTGAAGTGCCAGCAAGATAAGTGTAAATCTTACCGCCCGACAAAACATTGCCATCATTATCAAAGAATTGTGCGGCAGCCCCACCAAGGGGAGAAAGATTGACAGCCATTTAGATCACTCCAAAACAAGTTTGCCGTTATCTTCTTGCAAAAGGTCGAATCCATCTTCTAGCAAGATAACGCCACGTTCATGGGCAATTCCAAGCGTACACATGAAGCGATACGCTCTAATTCCAAATCCCCTAATCATAAGCCTTCACCCGCAATCACTTCAAAAGCGTTGGCAGTGTCCGATTTCAACCAAACGTTAGGGGGCAAAGTAAACACTTCAACCGATTCAGGGAACATTCCAATCACGTTCTGTGATGGGCTACCCGCAGTGGGAGTTGTAACAGTTCCAATCGTAACAGCCGCACCTGTTGGGTCAGCGGGTTTCCAACCAAAATAGGCTGTATTTACTGACAGATTGCGGATGCGATAAGAAAGAGCATTTGCGTTATCTTGTGTCTTGATTTGAACATCAGATGTTGTGACAAGATAAGTCTGCCCTCTAGGGGTAAATGCGTTGACAGTTGACATTTATGTTCCTCAGTAGGTTCAACAAATTATAGGCTTATAAAAAGAAAAAGCCACCCCTTTTGAGGGTAGCCTTTTCAATTATTTCATGCCAGATTAAGGCAAGAAAGAGAGGTCATAGCCATAAATAAACACATCAGCCGTAGCCGCTGCGCCTTGGGCTGTCGTACAACGAATATACAGGGGTGATCCTGCAATTGAGTTGGTAGAGGTTGCCGCTGTCACAACTACTGCGGTAGTCGAGTTGTTACCCGACAATGCGTAAGCTGATTTAACGGCTGTGCCTGTTGCGCCTGAGCCTGTGTACACAGCCAATTGTGCGGTAGTCAAGCTGATGCTTGCATTTGCAACAATAATGCTTTGTACGCTGACGTTACCAGCACCCAAGATGGGGGCAATGGTGTCTGCAACTGCGTTGAGGTTGACACCTTGAGCAGAGGCGATCAAGCGTAAAGCCTGATTGGTTGCCAAGTTGCTTGGGTGATTGGAGACTGTGGTCGCTGCGCCTGGATTAGCCATGATGCATTTTCCTTTCTTAGTTAATTAAGCCGCAACTCGGCAAGCGAGTTCGGGGTATAGGGGCGCCCAACCATATAACACATCCACACGGGTGGGAATGGAATCGTTATTGATTGTATATTGCCTAATCACACGCATGGAAAGTCCCAACTCTTTGTCAGAGGCACGACCAGCGAACACAACGCCATCAGGCAATTCTAAGTCAGCAGTAGCCAAGGTAAATGCATTTTTGTGCATAACGATGTTTTGTGGTGAAGTAGTGCCAGTGTTGTTGAATGGAGTCACAACAGCAGATGCGCTTGTAGAAGCAACAACCACGTTTTGGAACTGACCACCAGTGATGACAGCGGGGCTGACAGTCACAGAGGTAGTGCCAGAGGTGGCAACAGTCACATCAGCGGTTACGACAAAGTTACGCAGTTTGCCAGAGCCGTAAGCTGAACGATTCTGTGGGTTGGCTGCGAAAATGCCAGCGATCTGAATCACATCGCCTTGCTTGAGACCAGCGGTTGCTGTAGCGGCTGTCAAAGCAATGGTAGAGGTTTGCGCCCAACCAGTTGACAAGAAGCCTGTGCCAGTGGTGGTAGCGCAAGACAATGTAGCAGTAGCGTATGAACCAAATGTTTGGTTCACAACGTTCTGATCCATCTTCCAGTTCATGCCAGCAGAGTCACGACCCATCATGCCCTTTTGGTATTGCTTGCCAATCACATCGGATGGAACAAACAAACCCTTCAAGCTGTCCACAATGGTTGCGCCTGTGAAAGGCTCAACGATGCATGAACGACGACCATCACGGGGTGCGCCTTCAGCATCCAAGTAAGCACCAGCGGTCAAGTAGGTGAGCAAGGATGTGGGAGGAGTGCCAGCAGTGCCAACGATGTTAGCAGTTGCGTTCTTAGCCATTGTCAGACCATCAAAGTCAATCTTGTTGGCTACGGCTGCGACAGCGGGCTTCAACACACGATCAGAGAACTGATCAAGGCTCAAAGTCAAGTCTTGTGTGGTGAACTGTGTGTCAACGTGAAACTGAGTTGACAAGGTAACGGGAACAGAAGTCTCGTTAAAGTCCTCAACGTTCAAGGCAGGGCCAGTTGTGCCGATAAAACGGCCTGGTCTACGAACGTTCAAGGTGTTACCGATCTTTGCGCCTGAAACAGCGAATTGATCATCATAGTTGCGGTCAACTTCAGAGGAGAAAGTCAACTCGTTTTCCAAGACCATCAACGCTTCGTTGGTGATCATGGAGATGGTAAGCAGATTATTGCTCATTTTATTTCCTTAAAAGAATGGGTTTATGTCAGCGGATTCGCCCTGCAAGTCTTGCCGCTTTCCAAGCCTGATACGAACCATGAAAATTCCCATCGGAAGTCAGATTCACATCACGCCCATTAGCCGCAGACCTGATCGGGTTGATCGGTGCTGGCGCTTTACTTTTCCCAACAACAGGCTTTGTCTGAGTCTCGGCTTTTGCAAACTGAGCCTCCAATCTCCCAATAGTTCTCAATGCGGATGTGACTGTCATGCCTTGCAGTTTTTCGGCAATTTCGGGATTCTCAGCCAAGTGATATAGCACTTGAGGGCCAACATCTGATTCAAAGATTGCATCACGCACTTCGTTGCTCACAACAACATCGGCAGACCCAACCATCGCCTCAAAATCAGGCATCTCAGCTTTGGCAGATTCAACTCGCTTTGCCCAAGTGTTGATCACTTGTTGCCTTTGAGCCTCTACTTTAGCTAGTGCTTCCTTTTGCTTTTCCTCACTCAATCGCTGATCCACTTTATAGTCTGTCAATGCTTTCGCATATTCATACATATCAGTGAACTGCTCTGGTCTTGGTTCTTCAGCGGCTTCAACCTTTTGGGGCTGACTTCTGCTTTCTAGTTCCCTGACCTTGGCTTCTAAAGATTCCCTTGCTTCACGTTCCCGCTGGGCTTCCGCCCTTGCTTCCTCACGTTGCTTGGTTATCTTCTCAAACCGAATTTCCAACTTAGGATTTCGTTTTCGATCCTCTGTTGTTGTCGCTTCCTCTGACGCTTCAACTGGTTCACTCTGCCCATTATCGACCTCTTGCGGCTCTGCACTAGGTGCAGCCTCGCTAGGCGTTGAATCAGCTAAACCCATTCTCTTAGCGTTAAATTCAGCTAAATTTTCACTTGTAACCACGTTAGCGGCTACCTTTGGTTGTGCTACTTGCACTTCCTGAACTTCTGACATTGAGTTTCCTCAAAGAATTTTCCCAATGAGCCTCACTGGTAAGGTTTGAGTAATTATTTACCCTAATTCATTATCTGTCAATTATTGTTGCATAAATGGATTCTGATCTTGATCAATGTCCAAATTTGCAGCAATCAAATACTGCTGTTGCTCAGCGTTCAAGCGGTCGATCTCAGCCAACAATTGATTGGGAGGCATCCTTGCAACAAGCATTTTAACCAACGCATCAATCTCAGATTTATTCTGCTCAGTAATTGCTTTGACGTTGGTTTGATTAACTTTTGCCTCGTTAATGGTCTCAGTGTTGTGCGCTCTTGCGGTGACATCCATGAGTTTGCGCTTGGTAGCGCCTTCCTCTTTGATCTGAGCCACTTGCATCCGATTGTTGATCTCAAGGCCAGCGGCTTGCAATTGTTGCTGTAACTGCTCAATCATCTGCTTAGACTGAGCCAATTGCATCTGAATTTCAGGTGGAACGTCTGATTTCTCATCAATCTGAGCCAATGGGTTCATGGCGGCAAGGCGGTCTGCGATCACATC